GTTGCCGCCAATGGGTAGAAGATGATCGTGTTCCCCATTTTGTTCTGTTACATGATCCAACAATACCTTTGCTCTATTCATGTAATAGAGTGCATCGTCATGTGATAACTTTGCCATTAAGTTTTATTGATTAACTTACCAATCTCTGCCCAAGTCTTTTCAGCTCTGACAATAAAATCATCGCCTTCTTCAACGACTGGTATTTCTTCTGGTAAACCATATCTGTTTTTAGCAACCGCAGCAGGTGATTCAGTCGTAACTAATATTCTTCCTGATTGCACAGTTTTATTGGTTAGTCCTTTGTTGCCCTGCACTTTGACTGTTCCCTTTTTATAGTTAAGGAACAAACACATATCACTTGCCTCTAACACCAAAGCTGATGCAGCTTTGTGCATTTTTAACTCATGCCTGTCGTAAGCCTCTGTGCTTGGATCGTGGAACGCTTTGATTTGATTGTGTGCAATCAAAACAATTCGCATAGACTTTTCGTTTCTTAATCTATTGAGCAAGTCTAAAACTTCTCGCCAATATTTTAATGACTCAGAATAGCCACGACCATATCCAAACGATTCAATGCTCGGTTGCTTATGTGTCTCGCAAGTCTTTTGATGTATCAATGGCTCTAACCAATCAAGTGAATCTAAAATTAGACTTGAGTAAGGTAGTTCCTTCTCATCAACCAACGACTTGAGATAACCATAAAAAGTATCGTAATCTTTAGCCAATGGGAAATGCGGTATGTCTCGGTTCTTAGTTAAGATACCTAAACCCTCTTCGGTTTGTATAACTATAGGATCTTTAGAACCAACAGCAAGTGTAGTTTTACCAAGACCAGAGGGGCCATAGATAATTACAATACTTGGTTTCGCTTTCGCTTTCTTTTGGATTGCAGCTAGACTCATTTTTCCACCTCACTATCAACGCCTTGTATTTTTACTGGCTTTTTGTAAGGCGGTAGTGTTGCCTCAAGTTTTTCTAACGTATTGCTAATGTTCTTACGAACAGATTGCATATGATGCATAACTTTAGTTGCCTCGTTAAATGTTGTTGTAAGTTCTTGCTCGGCTTTTAAATCCTGTTGGATTTCTTCTACCAAGGGTTGAACACTATCTGTCAAATCCTTGTTAAAGATTTCTCTTTTGTTTCCGTCTTTGTCTGTAAAAGACAATAACGCTTTCTCTTCTTCTTTCATTATTTAACCTCCAGGTTATTTTGAAATGTTACACAGTCAGGTTTGTATGCACAAAACCGACACCAATCTCCAGCGTTGTAGGTTGGATCTTCACCCAATGCTTCCTCACACGCTGGTTTTAAGATATTGAAACCCCAATCTACTAGATCGACAGCTTGAATATCAAAACTTCTAATAGGCCCATCTTTATGAAAAGATTTTTTGCTTGGTTGAATGATCGTCATTTCTATGACTGTATTTTCATTACCAAATCTCGCCAATGCTCCTAAACTATATGTCATTAATTGTTCGTTAAAATTTACATCAACTGGAAAATTACCAGACTTTAAATCTGCAACTACCATGCGATTACTTTCTCCAAGAATTACTGCATCGCTTGTTCCCCAACAGTCATCGCTAATCTCATTCATGTAAAGTTTTTCTTCTATTAGTAGTTTTCCATTCAGCTCTTCAGTTCTTTGTCTGATGTAGTTGACGTAAGTTTCGGCTATGTCTATTTCTTCTTGCCCTATCTCTATGGCAAAACCTTCTAGCTCTACTGTTTTGCCTAACCAATAATCAGAAAGAGTGATTCCATTTAATCTGTCTTTCAATAACTGTTCGCACATTTCATGTATTGCTGTTCCCCTTGCAGCAGGAAAACTTGGGTTAGATGGTGCTTCAGCGTTTGGTATTGCTGAACCAGGACATCTAATCACTCTGCTTATGCTACTCGGTGCTAGTGTTGCGTGTGCCAATGTTGTACTCCTCTCTCATAATTGCCGCCCACAGTTCTGTTGACATAACCGATGCTATGTTGAAATCTTCTATGGGAAATAAATTGTTTTTGTGTGCGTAGACATCTGGTATGGCTACTTTCCAATCTGCTCTGTCAGCTCTAAACCAGAGACAAGGTAACAGATTAACTTTAAGTGCTTGTTTGACTGATTGATCCCACCAGTTTTTAAGATCCGCTTGTGATACTGCTCTGCGTCTTTTGACTTCTATTGCGTAACCAGGACAACCAAGTAAGTCGTGTCCACCACCAAATGATTGACTGTAATTAACTTCCAATTTGATCCCCAACAGTTGTTCTATTTGCTGTATGCACTCAAGCTCTCCTCTTCGGCCTTTCGACCTTGCATTAACCAATTAACTTGCGACTGGTTCGATAGTTGATTTAGTTTCTTCCTGCTCTATGACCTGTAGATCATAAAGAACCTTTCCACCCATTTTAGAATAGGTTGGGCCTTTGCCTTGCGCCCGATAATTTGCCAATGTTCTTGGAGACTTTCTCCATCTCTCTGCTAACTCTTCTTGTGTTAGCCAAACTTTATTATTCATAAATTTTACTCATTGTTCACGATTGTGTTATTCTAACCCATGCTTTTTTAATAAAGCAAGTGAACCAGAGAAAATATTACAAATATAATTTAGAAATTTTCTCCATAAAAAGATTCACGAAATTTTACATTTAATATTTAAAGATAAATTAGGAGCAAAAAATGTCTATAGATAACGCAACACCTGAAGAATGGAATCAAGCAATGAAAGGGGAAAAAGATATGGTAAACAAACCAGCACACTATCAAGGTGCGATAGAGTGTATTGACTTAATAAAAGATCGTGTCGGTGCAAATAATTTTCCATCTTACTTAGAGGGAAACATTTGGAAATACTTTTATCGTTACAAAGACAAAGAAGAAAATATCCAGGACTTAGAAAAAGCTGCTTGGTATCTCAACAAATTAATTGAGCATTACAAAGAGCTGTAAGTTGAACCCATACAAGATAGAAGGCCCAGCATTAATTAGTTTTAGTGGTGGTAGAACTTCAGGGTTTATGCTTTGGAATATTATACAAGCACATGGCGGATCTCTTCCTAAAGATATTCATGTGGTATTTGCTAACACTGGGAAAGAAGCACCAGAAACTTTAGATTTTATTAGGGATGTTTCTGAGAAATGGGATGTGCATATTAATTGGTTAGAGTTATCAGTACATGAAGAAAGACCTATATGGCGAACTAAACAAGTTACCTATGAAACTGCATCAAGAAATGGTGAGCCTTTTGATATGTTAATAAAAAAGAAACCATTTTTACCAAATCCTGTTACTAGATTTTGTACTTCTGAGTTGAAAATAAATGTAATGAAAAGAATGATGCAGCTTATGGGTTATAAGGAATGGTTTAATGTGGTTGGTTTAAGATATGACGAACCGAGAAGAGTTGCCAACATTAGAAATCAAACAGGCAACAAGTGGACAAGCATTACTCCAATGGCTGATGCAAAACATACTATTGATGATGTTATTAAATTTTGGGATAAACAAAACTTTGACCTTGAATTAAATGCCTATGGCGGTAAAGCACCAGCAGGAAACTGTGATCTTTGTTTTCTTAAAGGTATGAATACAACTATCAAAATATTAAAAGAAAGACCGCACATGGCTGATTGGTGGATTGCTAAAGAAAAAGAAGTTGGAGCAACTTTTAGAAAAGACAGACCAAGTTACATTGAACTATTAGAAATAAGCAAACAGCCAGAAGCTCCACAACTATTTAATGATGATGACCAAATGACTTGTTTTTGCCACGATTAATTAAAAAATAATATGAACCACGAAGAACTAATGAGATTTGCCATAGTTGGCTTAGTTTGTAGCATTATTGTTCTGTTAATCCTTTAAATAGTTTCTAAGAACATCTTTGCTTGGTCAATAGTAAACCTTAGACCAAGCCAACAAAACGCCACCATGAGCTTCATGTGAATCCGTTTTTGTCTAAAACCAGTAAAAATTAACCATTCATTATAATTTTCTGAATATGATCGCCAATCTTCTGTGCGTTCTCAACTGACACCTTTTCATGGATATGTGCATAGCGTTGAGTCGCTGCAATATCTCTATGGCCCAACAAATTACCGACCATACTTAGGTTCATATCCAAGCCAATACCAAAAGATGCGTAGCTATGTCGAAGATCATGCAATCTTAAATCTGGTGCATTGATTTGTTTTCTGATTCCATCCCAAAACTTTCTCGGACTACCGATGCCAACTATCGTGCCACTTGTTCTTGGTAAAGTATTAATAATACCCATGGCTTGTTTAGAC